TGGTAGGCGAGATCGGCTGAGCCTGCGGTGCCTGGTAAGCCCAGGGTTGGACCTGTGAAGGCTGACTGATCGGTGTTGTAACCTGCTGTGGAGCCTGGTACTGAGACGGTGCTACCTGGCTGGGGGAGGGAATCTGGCCCAAAACCCGCTTCAGGGAACCCATCGCTGCTTCCCAAGGGTTGCTGCTGGGGGAGGAGCTGAACGTTGACGGGCTGGACGGGTTGTTGATAGAAGGGGCCGAAGCCGGTGCCACCTGCGACGGCGGTTGGGCTGTAGGCACCGAAGCTACCGCCGGGGTAGACGTTTGCGCCACCCATTGCGGGTAGGCGGTTGAGCCCTGGTCGTTGGATACCGCCGGGGCTGCCGCCGGGGAGACCGGGCTCGGGGTCGAAGCTTGGATCTGCTGGCTCATAGCTACCCGAGTAAGTTAATTCTTCCGCAAGGTGATCAAACGTCCTGTAAAGGAGCGGTGTGATATTCAGTCTAGGATCAGCCGCTAGTGGTTGATCAGGCGCAAGAGGATGCGGAGACTGCAACATCTGATTTAATAATACCAGGAATTGCTGCATTGCCGACTGAACTTGTCCGACCATTCTGAAAGGAAATCCTTTCAACATTTCGGCTCGTTCAGCTTCATTTTTGTCAGGAAAAAGGTATTTAAGCGCTTCCACGCTTTCAACACCTAATTCCTGCATATTCCGCACCACCATTGACTTCTGAAGAACGTCGTAAGCGGTGTCCTCGTAAACATCGCCTTGATAGCGATACGAGACTGAGCGATCGCCATCTTCCGGAAGACCGATGACGCCGCGTGGAACTTTGTTTTCTGATAATGCTTTTTTAATTTCTTCGTCAAGTTTCATATCAAATCGCGCTAACGCTTTTTGATATTTTTCGACAGATTCAGTGTCAGTTTGCTGTGGCTGTTTTGGTTCTTTAAGACCAGAAGCCGCAATAAACGACTCCCGGAAAATAACTTCTTGGTGGTAAATCATCATTTCCAACAACTTACAGAATCCGTAAGTCAGGAAACTCTTATTCTTTCGAGTAGCCGTGGCCTGAGCCCGACCCATCAAACCTTTAATTTCCGTTGCAGTTGCACCTGCCGAAATAGAGATTTCATCTACACCGCCTAAGGCTGTGCGAATTTCCTCCCTAAGCAAGAGTGCATAGCGGTTCATATCCCCACTAATCGGGTCGGGCGTCATATACCCGACACGATCAGAAGGTTCAACGTTGGCAATAATCCTAGGAACCCTAAGACCACCACCCATAGCCGAACCAAACGGCTCACTTACGCGAGTCGAGGGAGTATCACGACCAGCAAAACCGCTCTGAGAGCTAATTGTTGGCCTGAAAGCACTACCCGCATCAGAAGACTCGACCAGATCCGATCGAGGGCGGCTAGAAATAAGAGTTGGGTTACCAAAAAATTCAATATTTTTAGAAATATTTTGAATCATGTTGTTATGGAGCACAATTTGCTCCATAAACGGATCGAAGTCACCCTCGCCTTCGGTCCCACTGGCGTTGGGTTTGTTTAAAACTTCAACTGCCGGAACAAAACCAAGAGGATTTGGTCTGGTTTTGCGCGGTGTTAAGGTCGCTGTTGCTTCTAAGTCAAAACTAAGCTCAGTGTCGGCCTCGACCTCACTAATTTCATCAGCTGTGATGGCTAAACGGACATAACGTTTGTTTTGGCCATAAGTATCGCCAGGAAGACCTAAAGTTTGATTCTTAACTTTGTAGTCGTACAGAATAACGACTTCTTCAATTTGACCATTCACATCGTGGTAAACACGATACTGTTTCTTATTGAAAAAATAGATCTGATACTTTAATTTCTTATCTGGTCGAAAGTAGAAAAGTCCACAGCCGTCGATCAGAAAATTACGAATGATCGCAGGAAAACGAATATCGAGCTTATTAAGCTCAATAATGTCAGCTATAAAACGAGTTCGACTTTTGTAAGTGTCTTGATCACAATAAAAAGACAAACCCTTCTTAATCATCAGAAGGGTCATCTGTTGGAGGTGGCTCAACACCACCATCGTTGCAGCTTGACTGGAACGATCTTGAGTTCTAGCAGCCTCTAAGATCTCTTCAAACTGGGTGCGGATTTCTGTAGAGGCTGTCATCTAGTGAAATTACTTCTTTTCTTTAAATTTGCGGGCTTTTTCTTTGGCTCGCTTCTTAGTATTCATCTTAGCCTCATCACCACTGGGAGCTTTCCTTTTTTCACGCTCTTCTTTAAATTTGGCTAAGACCTCAGAAGGCATTTTGTTATCAGCCATCGGGAAGGAGATAATTACGAACTCTTTCTATTTTAAGGGCACCTTGCGGAAGTTTATCGATTGGATACGACGTAATTAAGTGATCTACTCGACCCAGCATGTCTGTGTTTCCTTCTTCAGGCTCAAACTCGTCACAAAGCTTTTGAACTTCTGGACGATCCCAAATGTAATATTCAGCAATAGATCTAAGTTTAGTTTTACGCTTATCGGCATCACCCATCCAGCTTAAGTGCCATCCTGCATCCCGGTCACCGACATAAAAATTATTTGTGGAGGCTCGCAACGAGGATAAAGTTCCAAAATCTCGAAGTTGTCCCACCGTGGATGCGGTGCCGCAACGCCAGTCAAACAACTCACCTTTAGGTGAAACAAGCTGACGGTCAGCACGTCCGTAGTGCATAGACATACTCATGCGAACAACTTTGTCCTTATGTTCGTCTACTGCTTTTTTAATCTCATCTATTTTTTCAGGGTTAGTGATCTCATCACAATCTGAACAAATAAAATAAGTATCGTCCGGCATCATAAAAAGACCGACACTTAAAGCATCGCGCTGACCTCGCTCACGCACCCAAGGATCAGGAGCTTCTTCGTATGAAGGAAGCTCCACATGGAGAACCTGAACTTTGTCGTCGGGGATATTAAGCTCTTTAAGTGTATCTACACACGTAAATTCTTTTGGCTCACCTCGATGGGTGTAGTTTGCATCGGTTATCAGGAACCCATCTACGTGGTCCCGCAATGTGTTTATGCGCAGCTCTAAAATTTCCCGCTCATTAAAATACGGAAAGCAGTCGATTAGCACAGCGATCAGCCGATATAGCAGTATACTAACTCAATCTTCGGGTCCAACAACCGTATTCATACGCTCTCTGGATTTTTTTATCAAGTAATCTTTAGTTTCTTCGGCATTTACATCCACACCAGGATCAAACTGCTCCCCCGTGGCAGACGAAGACATACCAGTCGGAGCTTCAGGAGAGTCAACTTCAGAATTTAAATTATTCTGAACTTCGGTTCCGTAAGTCTCCCCAGGCTGTCTATCTCGACGCCTTTGCTGATTGGCAGCCGAAACCGCTTGATCATAGCGCTTAGATAGCTCATCTCCGTAGGAAGCAAAGTCAGCCATGATTAGTAAAGAACACAAATAGCTTGAACTGATCCGCCGCTTAAAGCAGTCGCCGCTAGGGGACAAAGATAATTCTCACTAAAGTTAGTCCCTTGTAGGTATTGACCAGGCATATCATTTAGCTGAACATAAAAATTATCGTCACCTCCGTTAGGGACAATAAAAATACCTCTTGCGGTAGGAAACGTCTTAGGGCCTTGTGCAGGAGACCAGACAAACCCACTTGCGTAGGGCAGCACAGAAGTTTGCCCGTAAACAGAACCAAAAGCTCGAATATCCATAAAGTATGAAATCGATGATGTAAGTCTACTCTGCTGACATCTGTTTGATGTAATTCAAGTAAACTTCAGCTTTCTCTAAAGAAGTATTTCCCCCTTTTTGTCGCTCTCTCCAGATGTACTTAAATGCATTTCCTTTGCAAAACCCTCGATATTCTTCGGGCGTTAACGCTGCACGAATAGCGTCGATGCACTCAATATCACCCTGATTATAGTGATCAGGGTGATTAACATTATCCTTTTTAGTAGCTGGAGTAAAAACTAAATCAAACTCGGGTCGATCATTAAAGTGAATAGTGTCGTCACAAGCGATAGGAAAAAAGGCCACGTCAGTATGCGAACATTGAATCCGTGTCAATGATACCTTCTTTTTTAAGAAGTGCAGGAGAATATTTAAGATCCATGTGCTCAACAAGCGCATAATCAGGAATCCGTAATTTATCTTTGTATCTGACGACAGGGACAACACGTCGGTGCTCTTGTTCCGGAAGTAAATCTTCAAAAGCTAAACCCATAGAAGATCTATCTGCAATGGGCCAGTTACGTTTCCCCGTCAAAAAATAACTCTTGTGCGGGTCACAGCTATCGCTAGTTATGTACTTGTCAGCTTGCTCTTGATCCAGAATCATCAACCCTCCGTAAGGGTTGCCTAAAGATACAAAGCCCACGACCTCACCATCAGTCGGGGCCAAAACAAACTGGCCTTTGTGAGGTACATCGCCCCAGCACTTTTCTGTCGGCCCTAATAAATTCCATTTTCTGTAATTATCGAAAGGTATTTTCTTGTCA